AAGACAACAAACATTTCAGGAACATTCCAATTGGATATGTTGGCTGATTGGGGCAAGGCAAGTTCAGTTTGTGAGGCTCTATGGGCTGCTGCTGAAACTGCACCCGACACAGACATAAGCATGACACTTACAGCTGCATCAGGAGCGCAATTTGTGTTTCCAGTTAAGCCAGAGTTTCCAACTGCTGGCGGTTCAGGTGTTGATGCTCAGACAGTATCATTTACATTCACAGTATCTAAGGGCGCAGTAGTAGAAACCTTTAGTTAAAAACTAGCAACGGGAGCAAAATGAAACTACCAATTACAATTGAATATAGCTCAGGCGAGCAAGCAACTTATATTGCCCAACCGCCTGAGTGGGCAAAATGGGAAAAGCAGACAGGACACACTATTGGTCAGGCATCCGAAAAGTTGGGCGTTTGGGATCTTATGTTTTTGGCTTATCATGCTCATAAGCGTGAAGTTGCCGGAAGCAAGCCAATCAAACCAATGGATATTTGGATGGAAACTGTAAGTGATGTCATTGTCGGTGATGCAGACCCAAAAGTTATCCAGCAGGAAGCCTAAGCAGATTATTGGTTGAGTTGGCAATTGCCACACAAATACCAATGAGCGAATGGGTTGAAGCAGAGGACATTTTAACAGCGATCGAGATATTGGAGAAACGGAATGGCAAATGAAACCATCGCCTACAATAAATCTGATCTCCGTGATATTTACAAAGCGTTCAAAGCAATGGATGAGCAAGCCACAGAAGAAGCAAGAACTCAGTCTGCTGCTTTGGCGTATTTTGCATCTGAGGAAATTAAACAAGCTGCTAAAACAAGAACAAAGTCTGGCAAGGCAGCGCAAAGAATTGCGGATGGCGTTAGCATCTCCAAGTCAAGCAAAATTGGTGAGTTCAGTTATGGTTTCGCACGCCAAAAGTTTTCAGGTGGGGCTACGACACAAACCTTATGGGGTGGTATGGAGTTTGGATCTAATAAGTTCAAGCAGTTCCCTTCATATTCAGGACGGCAAGGCAGAGGTTCGAGAGGGTGGTTTATTTATCCAACCCTTCGCAGAATTCAGCCTGAATTGATTAAAAAATGGGAAGTTGCGTTTGATCGCATTATTAAGGAATGGGTCTAATGGCAACCGGTAATCGCACACTTAAATTATCAATCCTTGCCGATGTTGATGAGTTAAAAAAGAGTTTAGGCGATGCCAACAAGTCAGTTGAAACAAGTGCTGACAAGATTGCCGATTTTGGCAAAAAAGCAGCATTGGCTTTTGCAGCAGTTGGAGCAGCCACAGCAGCATTTGCAATATCAGCTGTAAAAGCAGCAGCAGAGGATGAGAAGGCTCGCAAATCACTTGAGCAAACTATTCGAGCAAGCACCAAAGCAACTGAGGATCAAATTGCTGCCATTGATACATACATTGACAAACAATCTATTGCCACAGCCACAACTGATGATGTTTTAAGACCTGCATTTGCTAGATTAATCAGATCAACCAACGATGTTGCAAAGGCTCAAGAATTATTGTCTTTATCTCAAGAGATTGCAACCGCTACTGGCAAGCCATTAGAAACAGTTGCTAATGCTCTTGGTAAAAGTTTTGATGGTCAAAATGCAGCTCTTGGCAAACTTGGCTTAGGCATTGATGCCGCCACCTTAAAGTCTATGTCGCATGAAGAAATCATGCAAAGATTAAAAGGAACTTATAAAGGGTTTATTGACAATGAAGCAACTAACGCAGAATTTAAGTTTCAACAATTAACTATTGCCTTAGATCAAACAAAAGAGAAAATTGGTGTTGCCTTACTTCCAATCGTGAAACAATTTGCTGATTATTTATTGGCAGTAGTTGTTCCAAATGTTCAAGCATTGGCAGCAGGATTAACTGGAGATAATGGCGTTAATGCAGGAATTACAGATGCAACTCGTGGTGCTTATGAGTTTGGACAACAATTAAAAACTACAATTGGTTTCTTAATAAGCATCAAAGAGGAATTATTAATTGTAGCTGGCATTCTTACAACTGTTTTTGTGGTCAATAAAATTGCTGCTTTTGTTGCAGCCATTGGAACAATTGTTGTTGCTATGAACACTTTGAGAAATGCCGCTGCTGCTGCTGGAGTTGCTACTGCTTTTGCAACTGGTGGCGCATCGGTGGCAACTGCTACTGCTGCTTTAGCTGCCGGTGCTGCTACTTATGGATTAACTCAAATTGCTCCAAGCGGAAACATTCCCCAGCCATCAACTTTTACTGGAACTCCATTTGGTCAAGCAGGTGGAAACACAATCAACATTTCAGTTCAATCTGTTGATAGTGAAGGTGCTGCTAGAGCCGTTGCTAAGGTGTTAAATAACAGTGCATCAAGATCAGTTCCACAGCTGTATAACAACGGCATCAAGGGCGGATAATGACTGTATTTACTCCCGATTGGAAACTTACAATCAATGCGGTTGAATACACAAATGTTGCAATATCTGACATTGCCCATCAGGCTGGTCGTGAAGATATTTATTCTCAACCCAATCCATCTTACATACAAATTGAATTAGTTGCCTTGAACAATGAAAACTATAATTTACAGATCAATGATGGAATAACACTACAAGTCAAAGACAGCACAAACACCTATCGAACTTTATTTGGTGGCAACATCACAGACATTACAACTGAGGTTGCAACGGCAAGCAGTATTGCCGAAACCTTTACTTACACAATCCTCGCTTTAGGTTCATTGGCTAAACTGCCAAAAGTAATTTACAACGGAACATTGGCAAGAGATGATGACGGGGATCAAATATACGAATTGCTTTCAGACTTATTTCTAAACAATTGGAATGAAGTACCAGCAGCTGAAACTTGGTCTGGATATGATGCAACAATTACATGGGCAAATGCTGAGAATTTAGGACTTGGCGAAATTGATCGCCCCGGAGTTTATGAACTTGAAAACCGAACCGCTGATCCTGACACTACTTACAACATTGCAAGCCTTATTGCTAACAGCGCACTTGGCGTTTTGTATGAGGACAATGAGGGTCGCATCTCCTACGCTGACACAACTCATCGACAGAATTACCTTGCCAATAATGGATACACAGAGATTTCAGCAAATACTGCTATTGGCGCAGGATTAAAGGTTTTAACTAGGGGTGCAGATGTTCGCAACGAAATTATCCTCAATTACGGCAACAACTATGGATCACAGAAAACCGCAATTGACTTAACTAGCATTGCAACCTTTGGGTATCGAGGTGAAACCCTAAATACAGTCTTGCATGATGCTACTGATGCACAAGCTGTTGCTGATCGCTTTATTGCCCTAAGATCATATCCAAGAGCCTTATTTGACAGCATTACATTCCCATTAACTAACTCAGCAATTGATGATGCAGACCGAGATGCTTTGTTGCAAATCTTTGTGGGTCAGCCAATGCGGATAACAGACTTGCCTGTTCAAATAGCCCCAACTCAACAATTTGAGGGTTATGTTGAAGGTTGGCGTTGGAGCACTAGGTTCAACGAATTATTCTTAACCATAAATCTAAGCCCGATTGAATTTTCTCAAGTAGCACTTGCTTGGGATCAAGTATCAGCCTTAGAGGCTTGGAACACTTTATCCGCTATACTAACATGGGAAAACGCGATTGGAGCAGTAGCCTAATATGGCAAACACAACGAATTATAATTGGGAAACACCGGACGACACAGATCTGGTCAAGGATGGCGCAGCTGCTATTCGCACGCTTGGTTCATCTATTGATACAACAACAAAAGCCTTAAATCCATCAACAACTCTTGGCGATATTGAATATCGTTCTGCTACAGCAAACACAAACACAAGACTTGCAATTGGAACAACTGGACAAATTTTATCTGTCGTTGCTGGAGTTCCAGCATGGGTTGCAAATGATGTTGGAGATATTACAGCCGTATCAGCTGGCACAGGAATTTCAGGTGGTGGCACTTCTGGCGATATAACAATCACTAACTCAATGGCAACAGCAATAGATGCTAAAGGTGATTTAATTGTTGGAACAGGTGCAGACACTTTTAGCCGTTTAGCGGCTGGAACTAACACTTATATTTTAACTGCTGATAGCGCAGAGGCAACAGGATTAAAATGGGCAGCACCTGCCGGTGGTGGTGGTGCAAACTGGACTTTATTAAACGCTGGTGGCACTGCATTAACTGGCGCACAAACTGTAACTGTTTCTGGCATTTCAGGTGTAGATAAAATTATGGTTTTAGTTAAAGGCGCAAGCAGCGCAAGTGCTAGTTCATATATTGGTGTTAGATTAAATACTGATACTGGAAATAATTATTATCAAGCAGGTTCACAAAATACTTACTCTGCAACTTACAATGCAAACGATTTTAGTCGTATTGATGGTGGGGCTGATGCTATGATTTATTTAGGAGGGTTACCAACAAATGCTGCGCAAGCAATGGCTGGTTCTGTGGTTTTGTCAGGTTGCAATTCTAGTGGAGTTAAAGTTTTGACTTCCGCTGGCGGCGGCACAGGTGCTGGTGGACAAGCAAGTTTTATCGCTAATGGATATTACAATTCATCAAGCACTATTAGTTCAATTTCAGTTTTTTCATCAACAGGCAATCTTGATGCTGGCACAGTCTTTGTATTTACAAGCGCATAAGGAGAATATATGAAAATTGTAGAAAAAGAATTTAATGTTTTAACTGGTGAGGAAACCATTTCAGAGCGTGAGGAAACTGCGCTTGAATTGGAAAAACGATTAGAAATTGAAGCAAAGTTTGCTCAACGCCAAGCCGAAGCAGAAGCATTAGCAGAAGCCAAAGCAATTGCACAGGCTAAACTTGCAGAACTTGGTTTAACTGTTGAGGATTTGACGGCACTAGGCTTGTAATGAAGCCTTACCTATCTAAAGCAGCTGTTCAATTACGGGAACAGATTGATGATTGCTTTGTTGATAGATCCAGAAAATCGGATGGTTGGATTTCAGACGCTAGGCATCAAAAAATAAAATCGGATCACAACGCCTTGCCATCGGGTGAAGTTTGCGCAATTGACATTACAGCTGATCTAGGTCAAGCCGAAGGTATATCTGCCTACCTTGCCGA